AAAAAAAAAAAGAAGAAAGAAGAATACTTAATGAATTATTAATGAATTAAAAAAAAATATATAAATTAATTTAGTTTAAATATATATAAAAATAATAATAGTTAAATATATATATAAATGTCGCAAACAAACGCATTCAAACAAGCAAATAATCCCGACAGAGTTTATTATGATATTTTACAAACAAATATAGGAAGAAACACCGAAACACCCGCCCGATTTATAGAAACAACTGATACACCTATAATAAACAATACAGGCGATTATAAAATGAGCGTTGTTAGATTTCAAATTGATACGCCTAATTTGCCCGTTTTAATAATTCAACCTAATACAAATAGTTCAGTATCACCCAGCACTTTATTAGGAGCTGATAGTGGTTATATTGCGACTGATTATTCATTTATGTTTAACTATTACGGGCTTGACGGACAACAAGGAGACCCCGAAGTTGTTAGTCAATTTTTTATAGATTGGAAGCCCGAAAATCCTAATATTTATAAACCCTCTTTTGATGAATATAAAGACGGAAAACATATAAATTTTGAATATTTTTATTGTTATTCTTATTCTTATTTTTTTGATTTTATAGTTAATCAATCAATACAATTAAATTATGGAGTTTTTGTTAATGATATTAATACTTATTTACCTGCGGGAGCTGAAAAAGACATCTTTATAAGTCAATTTTCACATTTCGCATATCCGCCTACTTTTGAATGGGACGAAGCAACACAAAAAGTAAATGTTATAGTTCCGCCATTTTATTTATCTACTAATTATCACACAGCTCTTACACCACCAGCAAGCGTAAGTTTTCCTATAAAAATTGGAGAAACAACAAGCGGAGGGACTGATGTTGTTTTTTGTTCTCTTGTTGTTTCGCCTAATTTTTATACTATAATTTCAACTTTTCCTGCCCGAATTGTTAATCCTCAAACTTTTATATATGAAGAAGCTTATGAATTACTTTTTAGAACTAATTTTATAAATAATTGGATTAAAACCCCATCGGGTTTTACAAGTTGGGCTTATACTAATACGGGGGCTTGGTCGCCTGATTTAACAGAGGCGACATATCTATATCCCGAGTATTTAGTAAAAGTGGAGCAAGAATGGAGTTCAATTGATTTAATGACCCCGATAAATAGTTTAGTATTTACCAGCAACACCCTTCCTCTTGTTCTCAATCAACAATCATCAAGCCAGATAAAAAATAATAAAGATGTTTTTACACCTACAACGCAAGGCTCTTTAAATCAACATATTTTAACAATTACGGATTTAATGAGTAATCAGCAAGGATATAGACCGAATATTTTATATGTTCCATCAGGACAATATAGATATATTACTCTTCAAGGTAATCAGCCATTAAGTCAAATAGATATAAATGTTTTTTATCAACTAAAAACGGGTGAATTAATCCCTTTTATGCTTACAAATGGAGGGACAGCATCAATTAAATTATTATTTGAAAAGGTTGTTTTAGGTGAGGCGGAAAAATTACAATTTGCGAATATGAGTATGAGAACTTTAGGACTATAAAAATATTGTTTAGAATTATTTATATATATTTATATTTATAATATATATAAAAAATGAGTGCCGACTTTAAAACTGCGTTGATAAAATCATCTTTAATTGCGGGGATTACAGACCAGCTGACTTATGCCGTAATGTCGGGTGGTTCTTCCGTGAATTATCAGTCTTTCCCCGCTATTTCGCCGAATTCAACAAGTATAACTTTTAATGTTAATGTGCCGAGTGAGAATACTATTGTAAATCGTGAGGTTTTAATTAAAACTCTAATTAATTTTACATTAGAAATAACTAATGTTGATGCGGGTGAATATGCTATTGATTTAGGAGGTGGAAAAGATGGTCTTTGCCCTTTTCCATTAAACTCGCTTTTTCAGACCGCAACCGCTCAAATTAACAATACTTCCGTTTCGGTAAATGCGCAAGAGGTTTTGCCTTCTATTCTTGCTATGACCTCACAAGCCGAATTATCAAAATATAATGGTATGACCCCTCATTTATTAGATAATTATTATGCTAAATATACTGATGCTGTTGCTTCTATTAATAATCCTCTAAATCCTTATAATTTCGCTGATTATGATACTGACTATATCCCTCGTGGCGCTCATAGAATTAAAATTTTGGCGATTAATAGAAAAGTAATTTCCCCTGCGAGTAATACAGCTAATTTAGAAAGCACAGACCCGACTGATGTTTTTACTATTGGTCTTCAAGTTGAGGTTTGTGAGCCTATTTTCTGCTTATCGCCTTTCTTGTATGGTTCGCCTGAATTTAACTCACAAGGTTTAGTGGGCGTTCAAAATATTAATTTTACATTTAATATTGATAGCACATTCAGGCGGTTTTTTTGCTCGGCTCAACCTTGGACTTTAACATCTATAAAAGGTGGTATTAATGTTCCTACTGCTACTACTTTCAATACTGCTTCCGTTTTCCCTGATTGCGAAATGTTAATGAATTTTGTTTCAGCACAGCCAGAGGATAGAATAAATGCGAGAAATGTTGTTCCTTATTTAGACCTCCCTATTTTTCGGACTACTATTTCTTCAACAATCGCTCATACAAACGCCCCTACTACTCAAATCACAGCTAATAACATCACCTTAAACCAGCTTCCCGATTACTTTATCATCTGCGTAAGAAAAAGAATTCAGGATTTCACGCATAATGAGGCAACGCATTTCCTCGCTATTGAGGATATTACAATCAATCTTGCGAACGTGTCGGGGCTTTTAAGCTCTGCTTCTCGTGAGGATTTGTATAGAATGAGCCGTCAAAATGGCTCACAGCAAAGTTTCGAAAGTTTCACAGGTGTCGCACAAGGAACAGCAACAAGCAACGCTACAAATGGCGGAAAAAAGAATATTGAAACAATTGGTTCGGTTTTAGTTCTTTCCCCCGCGCTAAATCTCAGTTTGCCCTCCTACCTTTCTAACGGCAGTCTCGGGTCATATAATCTAAGCTTCTCGGTTGGTGTTAAAAATCATTCGGGGGTGGATATTACTTCTTGCGAAATTGTTGTAATTTGCGCTAATTCAGGACTTCTAACAACAATTAGCGGGTCAAGTTCTCTATACACGGGCATCCTCACAAAGCAAATGGTAATTGATGCGAAAGCGATGGGTTCATTAGACCCTATACAAGCCTCTCAATATGTTCGTTTAGTTGGTGGAAATATGAATGAGAAAATGTCTTCTAATATTAAAGAAATGCCTATGACGAAAGAATATGATAAACAAATGTTAATGAAAATGAAAGGATTTGGCGTTTCTTCGGGTGGTGGCGTTTCTTCGGGTGGTCGGTTTTCAGGTATGACTACAAGACATTAAATATAGGGCTTAAATATTCATTATAAATATTACATTTTCAATAAATATTAATAACAATATGGAAAGCAAAGGCGACCTTTTAGATTATTTTATATTATTACCATATATAATATAAAATAATATAAAAAATATTATAATCTAACTCTTTTTTAGATTATTTTATATTAAAATGAGTAATAATTTTAAAATTATTACCTTTAACAATCTATTTTTAATCTATTTATTATATTTATTATATTATTATATATTATTTATTGTAATAATTATATATAATCTAATTATAATCTAAAAAGGTCGCATAATTACTTAAAAATTGTTCTCAATATTGTTTGTAAAAATGATATTTAGAATTATATTTAAGTTATAATTATAATATAATATATATATAAATGGATAATAAAGATATTTTTGCTTTTCTATCTATTGATGGAGAACAAAATTTAGTGGGTTCAAGAGCCGATAAGAATATAAAATATACTGCTGATTATGATTTGAAAGAGAAGAAGACTTTTAAAAAAACGGCTGATGTATATTTTCATATATTTAATTTATTTAGAGAAAAATTTAAAGAAGCATTAGAAAACCCTAATATATGGATAATTGATTTTAAATGCGGAATGTTTAGAGGACAACCTATAAAATGGAATAAAACGGAGATGAAAAGAGGTTATAAAAATATAGATAGTTATATAATTTTATTTACTGATTGCTTACAACAAAATAGTATTATAAAATTAGATATAATTGGAATTGATAAAGACCATAATATAACAGAGTATAGTGATATTTACAAAATAAAAGTCGGCGATTTAAACCTAACTCAATATGAGCCTAATAGTGAAGATGAAAAAAACTCTTTTTTAACTGATTTTTACGGCAAAGTTAAATATAAAAAATATTTTAAAGCTTTAAGAAGGTTATATAATTATGCTATTGTAATAAAAAATAAGACTTTACAAAATGATTTAATAAGTATATTTAACTCATCATTAGGAGAAGATTATAAAATTATGAATGATTTAAACACTTTATTAATGTTATTAGAGCAAAAGTTTAAGCCCGTAGATAGAAATATAATTTTAACTCAATTAAATAAGATGAAAATTAATACAAAAAAAAATAGTCTTAAACCATCTTTGGAAGAAATAATTAAAAATATGAATACTAATATAAATGAAAAATTAATACCTTTAATAAAGAGTAATAAACATATATATATATATTTTGCCTCTTTTTTTTAATTATTTTCTTTTGTTATTATATAAATGTTTAAAAATGGTTTTATTACACCCCCGAGTATTGATGAAATAATGAGAAGAGTTAAAACCCCTTTAACTGACGGCGATTTAGAAAGATATTTTGGAAGTGGAAGAAATAGTGAAGTAATGAAATATAGTGATTTGGCGAATTATAGAACTATTGATGAATTATTACCTTTACCTATTGATTTTAGAATTGTTTTAGTAGAACAAGAAAAGAACATCGGACACTGGGTTTGTATATTAAAATATAGAGATGTTATAGAGAGTTTTAATTCTTATGGTAAAGATATAGATAGACAAAAAGACACTTTTGGAGCTATTAAGA